TTCTTTCTGACCACTTGATTCCCGGCCAGATCTTCGGGTACATCTCTTGTGACTTCCAAACGAGTTCCCTTAGTTCCTCATTTGTGTGTCGTAGTAGAAGTCCACTAAATGAGGGGTGACCCATAAATCGTAACGGGTCAGCCAACATAGCATAAGACTTACCACCGCCTGCGGCACCTCCATACAAAACCTCCCTTTCACCCGATGCTAAGAACTCAGTCTGAGGGCCAGCATTCGGTTTAAATATGACATTGTGTTCTTCTTCAGGGCGGATCGGCTCAAATTCAGGCTCAGCGTGAGGATCTTCCCTAACTTCAATCTTCGGCTGTGCTTGTACTGTTGATTTGCGATTTCCTTGCGCCGAGCCTCGTGCGCTCGATTTCTTCCGCTTTGGTGATCGCCGTCTCGTACCGCTTGGCCCACTGCTTGAGAGTTGCGCTTCGTCTTTTGTTGGATTGCTCACTATCTATCCGTTTTTTCAATCCCATATGAGAAATGCTACGGCCTGTTTGTTTCGTCAGCCAAGTAGACACTTCTCTGTAACTGTACTGTTGAAGGTATTCTTTAGCCTTCTCTAGTGCCCTGAGTTCCCTAGGAATTGGTAAGAGAATGTCATCATCTTCAGGGTCTTCTTTATAACCAAATGGAATAGTACGTGCTATTCTAGGTATTGGGAGAAAATCATCATCCTCAATTACATTTTCTGGCTGTGCTAATATCCACTTGCCAGTTGATCTATTATTCGTCATCCTCAGAGCGTTTCGGTGGAAGTATCATCACACCGCCTGTAGATTCAATTTGTACCTTCTCAGATTTAATAATACCGACACGATCCATCACTTCCTTAGCCGCTTGCATCTTTTCCTTAATGCCTAGCTCAGTTGGATCAATTAACGCACCAGCCATAGCCATTGCCGCACGTGGTGCGTTCTGGGCGAGGTACATGTTGGTACGTTCTAATATCTCATCTTTCAGTGATTCCACGATAGATGCTGTGTGCTGTGTAGGAGAGTAGCCAGCTATTTTTTTAGCTTCAACAACACTGCCACGTGCCTCCTCAAAGAGTACGTCTAAGAACTTCTGTTGTTTTTCAGTTAGCTGTCTAGCCATTACTTTACTTTCCTATATGCTTTTACTTTCTTCGCAACCTTTTTAGGCTGTGCGACAAACTGTGTGCCTTTCTTGGTGCCCGCTCGCTTCGCTTTCGTAGTAGCGGCATACTCTTTGGCCGAAAGAGCCTTGATAGCTTTCTCCGGTAGATAACGCTCCCCGGTAGCTTTCGGGCCTTGAGTAGAGGGCTTGCCACTCTTGGTACGCCACTTTTGTTTTGTCCAAGCTTTGAGACTGCGTTGTGGTGCTTTCATTATGACTTGTACCCACCACCTTTTTGTTTGTATAACAAGGCGACACGTTGTGCTTTTCTAGCAGACCACTGTCCGGGTGCACCACCTTTGCCGCTGGCTTTGACTTGTTCAAATATGCGTTTACGTAATCCGGGCTGAGTGTAGTTACCTGATTCATTAACAGTGCTTCCACCTTTTGCATATTTAGTGACTGCATTGTACGGGCCGCTCTTCGCCATGCCACCGCCCATCATATGCTTCTTGATTTCTTTAGGTGACTTACCAGCCTTCTTCATTGAGATTGCGACAGCCGCTTGTTGAGCACGAGATTTGTATGGCATTATGGTCTAGCCTTTTTCTGTGCAGTTTTAGATAGCTCATCAAAATGATACAAGTACTTACTGTTCTTTGTGTGCTTAGCACCTGACATCAGTTTACCTTTAGCATCCTTATGAGTACCGCCTGTGTGCTCAGTCCCATCACGGAAGTAATGTTTCATTCCCTTAGCCATTAGGTAAGAACACCTCTTCTACAGTTACGATGCCACCAATGTCCGGATCGTTACCGCCAGCAGTATTGTTTGCTGTTAAGACAATCGTATCGCTTTCTTCCAATACAAGAAACGAACCGGACAACTGAATAAAGTCCCCACCGGATAAATTCTTTCCTCCGATAACAGTAATGGGGGCGCCGTTATCGTAGTCATTCCAAACAACATCAACATCAGATGCGTTAGCTGTACCATTAGACAAGAATATAAGCGACATGTACGCAACTGTATTTGGTGGGCAGGTGTATAATGTTTGACCTAATCCATTTACTGTTGCGTGTTTACCGTAGCTCTTAAATCGGCTAGGGCGTGTGACGTTTAACGCCATGTGTTAGCCACCTGACCGTAAACGCTTAGAACGCTGTGCTGGTGTTTCACCGGGTAATGCAGTAGCGGCTTGTACAGACATAGGCATTCTACGCTCCATCTGCCTTCCACCTGCTTGGTTAGATGGATGTCCAGTTGGCTTAGATAGATTGTCTACTACTTGTCCGCCTGTTGCGTAGTTATGCTGATACATCTTATTACCTTTACCACGAGCCATGCCACCATCTTTCATGGTAGATGACTTTTCAGGCTTTGTTTCAGATGGATCATTCGCCATTGGCTGATCTTCTGTGTTAGATGGTAGTTCGTATCCTGAGCCGGGAATGTTGCGTAACTCAATTAAGGCTTTCATGTACGGATCAGAACCCCTTTTATTATTGCGCATCTGTCGCTCATAAAATGCAATTTTTTCTTTATCAGTCATACCCGGCATTACTTAATTCCTCGTGATGATTTCTGTGTTGGCTTCATGGATGCACCACAGTTAGCACGCTGTGGCATACCACCAGAACTATATTTAGATACTGCACCACCGCGATTTTTAAGAAGCTTTCCACTCTTACCTGCTTCACTTTCACGGTACTTTTTACGGTCTTCTGGAGACATTTCGGTGATGCGCTTGTTGTGTGCTCGTAATGCTTCTCTTCTAGCATTTTCTTTTCTGGCTGTTTCTTTTCTAGCCTCTACACCTGCCCTATCTGTGGCACGAGCTTTTTCCATTGCCGCTTTTTTCTTTGCTTCATTTGTTACTTTATTTTCAGGTTTAGCTGTAGGCTTCGGCTTTGATTCAGCTTTAGGTTTTGATTCAGTTTTTTTGTTCTCAGCCATTTGTTTTTTCAAACGTGCTAGGTTCGCATCACGTTCAGCTTTAGCGTATTCTTCAGCCATGCTGGTTGATTCACCTTTGGGAACACCCATATCGCCGGGGGTAACTAATGCAGTAACAACTCCCAGTCCCTTGGCTAGCTTACCAACACGAGATGCCGTGCTGATTGTTGGTCCCGCTTTATCTGTTGCAGTCTTAATTGCTTGTTCTGCTGTAGACTTAGATACGGTACGGCGATTTGTAGTTCGTGTATCACCAGCCGCGTTCTTAGCTTGCGCTTCAGTTGGGGCAGTTTTTGAGGCTGTTAACGGTTTAGCAGATGTACGCCCTTCAGCGATAACACGACGAATGATCTTCATTCCTCGATCACCAACTTCTTTACGGTGTTGCTTTACAAAATCATCGACTGCGGCTTGCATCCTCTGATCTGCAATCTTTGCACGATGTTCTTTTACCCAGCTTTCGACTGCTTTTTGCAGTTTCTTTTCATCTAACTTTTGTTCGCCGCGTTTAGCCATAATTTAAGCCCTTGGATTTTTCTTTCTCGCAGTTTTCGTGCGAGCAATGGAACGGTTTTTGGATGCTGGCTTGACAGCCAACTTGCTATTGTTTAATGGATTACCAGTTGTGTGATGGACATCTTTCCCATCACCTTTCTTCACTAAACCAGCTTCAGCCATCTTCCTGCGAGCCATCACACGCGATGATCTAGCTTGACGCTGAGCAGGCTTACTATGGTAGTTATCATATTCTTTGCGGTAGTTACGTTTAGCTACCATTTCTTACAACTCCAGTAACGAGCACTGAACTTGTCTGTCGCTGTGTCACAGTTATGACGAGCACGGAAGGACTTACGTCTCTCAGGATTATCCTTTTTGATCTCCATATTCGGATCACCAAAACGGACTATCTTAATTTCATCACCTTTCTTGGCAAGTACAGCAAACTTCTTGTTGGCACCGGGAGTACGCTTAGGCTTGTTGAAGCCAGCGAATGTCTCACCACGGTATTTAATTCTACCTGATGGTAATCTTTCTACATCTTTAGTTGTTGCCATCCGTCCAACCTGCTTCTTTCATGTATTCTTCAACTTGTAATAATGACAAAGACCGCCCAAAGCGGTCCTCCAATGCTTCACGCACAAAGAATACATCTGAATGCGGTATATGAACACTGTCTAAAGACGTACCAGTCCTTAAACAATCGTAGACTTTTTCTAATAGTCCCTCACGGGATCTTTCAAATTTATACATAGTTATATTCGGAAAATTGAAAATGTCAAGGAAATTGACAAATGAGCAGATACAGATTGTATCACTCTGGATGGGATGTACAGATTCTAGCACAGATATAACACTTACGCAAGGGTTCATTTAAATGTACATTTAAGTGTTACACTGACAATGTATTTTACATCTTTTTTTCAGGACTTTGTTTTTTTCTTCTTCTTATCATCACTTTCAGTAATGAGTTATATCCAAAATCAAACAGAAGTCAAGTTAATAATAGCTATGATACTGATAGATACTAACTATATATACCTATGGTTTATCATAGAAAATAGCTATCGTGTGGATAGGTCCATGTACACGGTGGTTTACACTTCAAAATCCACTTCTGTGTATTTCTGTGTATATACGTACGTGGGTACGGGGGGTGGCTCTCGCCCTACCCCACTAAAAAATGCGCAATATGTGCGGCTGAAACGCGCAAAATGTGCGGATAAAGGGTCAAAAGCGCAATATTTGCGTGCTATCCGTCAACTGATATCTAATCACTTGATAGCTGGAGTGAGGCGCAAAGAGTGCGACACGCAAAGTGTGCGCGTGTTGCAATGGTGAAGCATCTA